GCCGGCCAGCACGTCGTAGCGCCCGCCGTGCCTTCGGATGCCTGCCAGCGCGAAGATCAAGGCGATGAAGAACACCACGGACACGGCCTCGTTGACCCAGCTCGACGTGTACAGCCGGAAGGCCGTCGAGTACAGCGGCAGCGCGATCAAGCGATCATCCAGCACGGCCAGCGCCCACACGAGCAGCAGGCCGGCGTTGAGCACCTCAAGCACCGTGGTGGGCGTGCCGAACAGCCAGCGGGCCGCACGGGCGCGCAGTTGCATCCAGCGGCGCACGGGGCGGCTTTGCAGCGGGCGCAGGTGGAGTAGGTGCAGGGTCATGTGATGCTCCCGTAGCGCGTGCCGGAGTTGACCCAGGTGATGAAGGCGTTGCCGACCACGGCGGCGCCACCTGCGCCACCAACCACCCCACCATACCCTACGCCACCAACAGCGCCCCAGCCACCACCACCACCACCGCTTGAGAATGAGCCGGCTCCGCCCGGGCCTGTCGTTCCGCCAACGCCGCCACTGTTGCCGCCGTTGCCCCCAGATACGAACGTCCCCCCAGCGCCTGGAGAGGACCCGCTGCCACCCACCGCATCGGCGCGGCCAGACCGACCACCGCCACCGCCACCAACCAAGAAACCACCACCACCGCCACCACCACCACCCGCCGTCCCGCCACCAAGCGCGTCGATGGTGATCGCGTGCTGCGCCCGCAGGGCCGGGCCGCCGTTGCTGCCGGCTGTGTTTGTTGCACCACCGGCCCCGCCCATGCCGCACACGTAGCCCGGCATGATGAGCTTGAGCGACGTCCCGACTGGGAAGCCTGACCCGGTGTCGAATCCGTAGGTCCCAGTCGAGCCGGCAGACAGCACGATGCCGCTGGCAACTGTCACCTCGGCGTCGAGCGGCACCACGCCATCCCAGCCGGCCGCGATGGCTTGCGAGTACAACACCCAGTTGGTCACGTCGGCGCTGATCGTTGGACGCCAGACGAAGATGGATTTGATCAGGCCGATGGGCCGAACTGCGAACGTCATACAGGCACCTGCAAAAAGTTGCCTTCCCAACGGCTGCCACGGGAGGAGTAGGTCATGATTAGCCAGCTCACGCGGTTGGCCCCAGTGTTGATGCTTCCGTCCACCTTAGCGCCGCTGGGTACGGCGCACGTCCTGCCGCCCGTCGCGTCTTGCTGAAAGCGGATTTGCACCGTCTGCCCTGCCACCGGGTTGCTCAGCGTGATCGAGGTCACGTTGCCCGTCATTGCTGCGGGCTCGAAAACGTTGCTCACGGCGCAGTCAAACGTCGGTGTGGCGCTGTGCGTGGGCTGTGCGGCTGGCGTGTACGCCCCGGCGTGCGAGCTGCGGTCGCTGAAGGTTTTGACACCGGCTGCCGTCTGCGCGCCGGTCAGCTTGAGCACGGCGCTGTCGGCGGCTGCGCCCATCTCGGCCAGCGTCCAGGTGACATTGCCAGAGCCGTCCACGCTCTTGCCGGTGGCGCCGAGCGTGAGCGTGCGCGCGGTTGTCCACTGGGCGGCGCTGCCCGTGGTGTTTTGCGTGCCGGCCGCGTTGACGCCAGGCAGGTTGATGTTTGCCGAACCATCGAAGCTGACACCGCCGATGGTGCGCGCCGTGGCCAGCTTGGTCGCAGTGGCCGCGTTGCCGGCGGTGTCCAGCTTGCCGTCCAGCGCTGCCTGCAGGCCGGTCACGGTGCCGATGGCTTGCGTGCCGGTGTGCGTGGCGCGGTCGCGCAGAGCGGCATCGGTCGCATTTGCGGTGGCGCCAGTCGCCACGCCGGCCAGCTTGGATTTCTCGGCCGTGGTGTAGTCCTCGGTCGACAGCTGCTTGGTGCCGGCCTTGATGTATTTGCCGGTGCTGCCGTCAAAGACCACAGGCGTGCCGTCTACCGATGATGCAGGCCCCAGCACGTCACCGCTGCCCGATCCGGCCGGCCCCGGCTCGCCCTGCGGGCCTTGAATGCCTTGCGGGCCTTGCGGCCCGGTGTCACCCTGCGGCCCCTGAATGCCCTGCGGGCCTGGCACCGTGCTGTCCGCCCCGGCTGGCCCCTGCGGGCCGGTGTCGCCGGTGTTGCCTTTCGGCCCCGGCTCGCCCTGCGGGCCTTGAATGCCTTGCGGGCCTGCGTCGCCCTGCGGCCCCTGCGGGCCTTGCGGGCCGGTGAACGCCGCGCCCGCGCCGTTGGCCGGAAACGCCGCCCCATCCCACACGTACAGCCGGCCATCGGCCTGCACCAGGTAGCCCTTGCCCGCATCTGCCGCGCCCAGGCCGGTTGGCAAGTCGCCATACACCGCGACCGACCCCGACAGGCTGATGCCCTGGCCTGGGTCTCCCTTGGGGCCCGGGTCGCCTTGCCGCCCAGGTGTGTCTACGGCCTGCCATGCCGATGCGGCGCTGTTCGCCGCGTCTACGGCGCTGGCCGATGCCAGCGCGGCCTGCTCTTGCGCAGTGGCGGCGCGCTCATGCGCGGCCTGCGCGTTGTTGTTGATGTTGGCCGTGAAGGCGTTCAGCTCGCCCACCTTGACGTTTGTGAGGTGGTTGACCCACGTGAGCGCCTGCTGCCTGAACGCCGGGTCGACCACGTTGGGCAGCGGGTGCGGGAAGTCGACGATGGGGGTCGGTGCAACGATGTCTGTCATGACGGGTCAGTCTCCAATCCGGAACAGGCACAGCTCGGACACCGACGACGATGTGATGCTGCATGCGGCCGAGCTGAGCAGGTGCAGCGTGATCGTGTCGCCCGCGCTCAGATACAGGGCCGAGCTGCCGCCCGTGCCCATGAACGGACCTTGTGAATCGCCAACACGGTTCTCGTTCATAGCGTTAGTCATGCCGACGAAGGCGCGCGAGCCGTTCTTGCGCACCTCGGACGCCAGGTATGGCCAGGAGGCATCCGATGGCGGATCGCGCTGGACATTGATGACGAAGCTGACCGCGTACATGCCGGCCTTGGGAACGGTGTAGGTGCTGCCGCTCCAACTACCGCCGCCCCGGTTGTTGGCGACGCCCGACAGCGCCACCGTCGTCCACGTATCGGCGGTGACGGATTGCGATGTTTGCAGGTAGGCCCGAATGTCCACCGGTGGAGGCGGAACGTAGGGGTCTTGGCCGCCTCCGCCGGGCGGTGGCGGGTCGGCCACGGCTACCACGGTGACCGTGTACGGGCCGAATACCTCGTCGGCCACGCGAAAGCGCAGCTGGCGCGTGCCGGGCGTGAAGGCGCTGTTCTTGGCCAGCGCCAGCGCGTCGCCGCGCGCGTCCGTCATGGGCCAGCCGGCGGCCGAGAATGCCCCGCCGTCCACCGACACCTGCAGCTGCGAGCGCGGCGCGCACCCGCTGGCGACCATGGACGTCATCACGCTGGTGATCGCGCTTTCGGCCGGCATCACGTTGCCGCCGCTGGCCGCCCACCAGGTGTCGGGCCGCAGCAGCGGCGTGCCGCCGAACTGCTTGGCCACCAGCAGCGCGCTCCACGCCGCGGCGGCGCTCTTGGTCAGCCACGAGCTGCCGCTTTGCGTCAGCATGCTCGTGAAAACATAGTCCGGGTCGGTCCAGTCCTGCAGCGTGTTGGCGTTGAGCTGCGGCCACACGGCCAGCAGCGCCGCCGCGCTGCGCGCACCCTTCAGGGCGTAGCCGGCCAACAGCTGGTTGCCCATCATGTTGACGTGCACGCCGTCCAGGCTGGCGCCGCCCAGGCGGATGGCGCGCCAGAGCTGCATGGGGAACGAGCCGTTGACGGCGCTGTGGCTGTGCACGTGCGCGTCCAGGCTGATCCAGTTGGAAAAGTTTGCCTTTTGCGTGGCCGACACCGAGTCCTCGAGCATCTCGGTGCCCCACGCGCCGGACAGCAGGCCGCTGGCCGGGCGCTGCATCAGGTATGGCACCGTGCCCTTGTTCAGCAGCAGCGAGCCGGGGGATGTGAAGCAGGTGTTGTCGTACAGAAACTCGGACACCACGCAGATCACCGCCGCCGGCAGCGCAGAGCGCAGCGCGTTAAGGGCCGAGCTTGCGTCGGTCTGCGTCTGCGCCAGGGTGCGGCCCTCCACGTTCAGCACCGCGTCGTTGGCGCCCAGGGCAATGATGATGACGTCGGGCGCTTCGATGATGGCACGCTCGACGGCCGTCTTGCCGTCGAAGGTGGCGATGGTGTTGGCCTTGTTCCACGTCCATCCGCCCACAGCCAGGTTGACGAGGTTGATCGGCGCGCCCAGGTTGCGCATGCGCGTGGCCCACACCTCGGGCCAGCAGTCGCTGTGCAGCGGGTGCTGCGCCGCGCTGCTGTCGCCGATCACCACCACCTTGGGCACCCAGCTGCTTCCGCCGCCGCCGCCCGCGTTGACCTGGAAGTAGCTGCTGGGCGAGGTCGCAAAAAACAGCTTGTTGGGGCTGGTGCTGCGGTAGAAGCGGTTGCGCACCAGCGCGCCGGTGGCCGCCGCGTTGGCAATTTCCGCCTCGCTCTTGTCGATCACCTGCCCCGCGTCGGCCACGCCGGACACGCGCGCCAGCATGGCCGCCACGGTGCTGGCGCTGGCGCCGTCCTGCACGCCGATGCGCGCCGCGCCGGTGGTGGCCGACAAGTCGACGTTGACGACCTGCGCGCCGGCGGCGTCCCAGGCCAGGAAGCGGTTTGAGATGGGCACCGGCAGGCCGGTGGCAAACGATGCGGTCAGCGCGGCCCAGTGGGTCGGATCGTCCTTGGGCCGCGTCGCGGTCGGCCCCACGCTGGACGTGCAGCGGTAGGTGATGCCGGGCGAGTTGTCCGGGTCGAACACCGTGGCCGGTGGCGTGGCGCCGCCGCCGGCGCTGTAGCTGCCGGACGTGCTCCACGCCACGGCGCCGCTGGCCGCGCCCGAGGTGGCCGCCGCGTTGATGGCCTGCGTGGCGGCGGCTTGCGCCTGGTTGCGCGACAGCTCGGCAGTCTGCGCCTGCTCGTGCGCCGCCGTGGCGTTGTTGTTGACGTTGGCGAGCATCGCATTGAACTCGCCCACCTTGATGTTTGTGAGGTGGTTGACCCACTGCAAGGCCTGCTGGCGGAACGCCGGATCGACGACGTTGGGCAGCGGCGAGGGGAACGCGCTGATGGGCGTGGGGGCAATGATGGTGGCCATCTAGATCATGCTCTGGATGCGGCCGGTGAGCGTGCACTGGCCGTAGTTGTCGTAGCGCAGCGAGCCCTCGAAGACGCCGAAGCCGCGCAGGGGGGAATACTGATCGGCGCTGTGCCCGATCCACAGCGCGGGCACGCTCTCATAGCGCAGCAGCAGGTCGCGCACCAGCGTCGCGTTGTCCGGCTCCACGAAAACCGGCGTGCTGATCTCGCCGCCGCTGGGGCGCTTGACGTAGGTGTAAGTGCCGTCCTCGGCGAACTTGCGGTAGCTGTACGGGATGACGCTGAATTCAGCGCCGTACTCCGTCATGCCGATGCCGATGAAGCGCCCCATCTGGATGGCGCCCAGGCGCGCGGTGCCGCCGGGGTTGCTCAGCGTGATGGTCACCACCGGGTCGGTGGCCATGGGGATGCCACTCACGTAGCACGATTCCTGCAGCCGCACCGGCGCCAAAAAGAACGCCTGCCAGTCGTGCACGCCCTCGCCGTCCAGGGCGACGTCGTGGGGGCCGAAGATGGTGGGGCCGCCCGGGCCATCGGCCACGGTGATGGTGGCTGACGTGGCCTCCAGCCCGCCCAGCCACACCTCGGACACGATCTCCTGCGGGCGCAGCACATACGTGAGCTCATCGTTGCCCACCGCCTGCGTGCTGCGGTATAAGTCGAACGGAGCCATTTTGTTGGTGGGCCGCAGCGGACGCCAGTTGATCGGGTCCACCTCGGGCGGGTTGGGCGTGGTGCCGGCCGCCACGCGGATGTACACCTCGCCCGTCGCTTCTCGGTGGCGCAAATCGCCCACGGCGTAGGCCTCGGCCGCGCTCCACGGCTCGGTGCCGTCCTCGGGCAGCGCGCCGCTGGATGTGCTGGCCGAGACGATGTTGCCCCGGCCCAGCTGCACGGCGTCGAGCACGCCGAATGTGAGCATGTCGGTCATGCAGCCTCCGTGCGCATGGCGTTGCCGTTGGCGGTCACGCGGTCCATCAGGCGCGCGCTCGTCTCGGTGGCGGCGGCCACGCGGTCAAGGCGGGCAATCAGCTGGTCCACCTTGGCGCGCAGGGCGCGGTTCTCGGCGATCAGCTCCTCGTTGCCACCGCCGCCGCCGGACAACATGGAGCGCGACTGATCGAAGCTCCAGTACCGCGCCGGGCCGGTGAACTCCACCTCGGGCCCTTGCTCGCCCACCAGGCGCCAGCCGCCCGAGTGCAGGCCGCCTTGCGCGTAGCGCTTGCTCAGCACGATGCCATCGGCGCTGACCTGCATGCCCTCGGCAATCAGCCGGCGCTCCAGATCGACCGGGTCGACGCCCATCGACTTGGCCAGCCCGATCAGGCTGCTGCCGCGCGCATCGTCCCAGTTGCCGCTGCCGTACCACTTGGCCGCGCGGATCGCCGCCGCCTCGGCATCGTGGTCGCCGTAGGCGTCGCGCGTGGTGATCAGGTCGCCGTGCAGCGACAGGCCCTGCTGCACCAGCAGGCGGGCCAGGTCGCCCGCATCGACGCCGATGGCGGTGGACAGCTCGGACAGCTTCAGGCCGCGCGCCTCGCCCCAGTCGCCGTTGCCGTACCAGCTGGCCGCGCGGATGTCGGCCACCGCGCTGTTGTAGGCGCCCGCAATGCTGCCGGGCTGCTGCGCCGCGCCCTGCTGCGCCTGCTGCGCCTGCTGCAGGGCCAGCGAGGCTTGCGCGTAGCGGTCTTGCGCCTCCCGCGCGGCACCGGCGGCGGCACTTTCGGCTGCCATCAGGCCGCTGAGCTGGCGCACGCCGTCATCGATGGAGGTCACGCTCACCTGGGTGTCGCGCAGCACGCTGAGCTGCTCGTCCCAGTGCTCCAGTTGCTGCTGCAGCAGCTCCACCTGCTGCTCACCCTCGGTGAGCTGCTTGCCGGCCACCTTCTCCATGGCGCCCAGCTTGGCCGCCAGGATCGCTTTGTCGGCCTGGAACTGGGCCACCGAGGCGTAGTTGTTGACGTCCAGCCCGGCCACGGCCGAGTCGATGGCGCGCGACAGCTCGTCGGTCTTGGGCATCGCACCGCCCTGCAGCATCGTGCGCAGCGCATCGTCGATAAAGGCGTTGCCGGCCGCCGCGCCGTACTGGCGCGACTCGGGGATCTCGCCGTACAGCGCGCGGCTGCGCTCGCCCGTCATCTGCGCGATGGCCTGCGCCGTGTCCACCATGGTGCGGGCGGCCTGCAGCGCCTTGTCGAACTGCTTGCGCAGCTCGGCAAACACGCGATCGGTCATGGCGCTGGCCTTGCTGTGCGCCTCGCTGGCCTTGCGCGCGGCCTCGCTGGCGGCGCTGGCGGCGTCCTGCGCGGCCTTGACGATGGCTTGCGCGGCATCCTGCGCGGCGCGCTCGGACGCGCGGCGGGCTTCGTCCTCGGCCTTGCGCGCCATGGCCGCCAGGTCTTCGGTGGCGCGGGCGGCATCGCCCATGGCCCGGCCCATCTCGGATGTGCTCGATGAGATTTCTTCGACCGCCGGCACCACGGCAGCGAAGCTGCCACTGAGGTTCATCAGCGCGGCGAAGGTGGTGCGCCCGCCCTCGGTGATCAGGTCAAGCGATTCGACCAGATGGCGAAACTCGTCTCGCGTGGCCGGCATGACAACGCCAAGCGCTTCGAATTGCTTGCCAAGCTGGCGCAGCGCGATGTCGTGCTGTTCGGCAGCGCTGTAGAAGTTTTGGTAGTAGTTGGCGCTGGCGGCCTGCAGCTTGTCCAGCCCGCCCGCTGCATCGGCCAGCTGGCTTGCCAGATCGCCACCCTTCATGCTGGTCTCGTACAGCGTCAGGCCAAGCGTGTCGAAAATGCCGTTGACGGTGCCCAGGCTGGTGGCCAGGCGAGTCAGGGTGTCGATGGCCTGCTCGCCCTCGCGCGCGAACTCGCTGGGCTTGTAGGTGCGATCGGTGACCTGCTCGGTGACCGTGCGCGAGGCGTAGCCACCGCCGCCGCCGTAGTCGCTGAGCGTCGCGCCCATGTTCTCCACCACCTGGCGCTGCACGGTGCGCGTGGTCTCCGTCCATGTGCCGATCAACAGCTGCGCCAGCTCGTTGCTGCCGGCCTTGATGGCCTCGGCAATAGCCGCTTGCACTTCCTGATCCGACAGCGGCTTGCCGTCTTTATCGAACCGGATGCCGAGCTGACCATGGTCACCCATGGTCTGCGTGCCCAGCGCGGTCGTGAAGCCGTCGATCTTCTCGGTTGACAGCCCCAGCGTCTCGGCAAAGCCCTTGATGGCGGCCTTGCTGGCGTCGAACTGGGTCTGGATGATCTTGTCGAGCTTGCTGACGCCCAGGTCCTCGGTGAACCAGTCCGGGCCGCTGAACAGCGTGCCGCCCTTGCGCATGAGGTCGACGTCGTGCACGCCGCCGGCCTGGCCCAGTGTGCCCACCAGGCCGCCGCCCTTGCGCTCCAGCGAGCGGAACAGGCCCAGGGCGCTGCCCAGCAGGCCAACGCCCAGCGCAATCGGCGCCAGCGCGCCCGCACCCATGGCCAAACCGGACGCGAGGCCGCCCGCCGTCCCCGTGCCGATGAGCGACCCCGCCGCTCCCAGAGCGCCGCCAAACGTGGTCGACCCCGTCAACCAGCCCGCACCTCCCATCAGCGCACCCGACAGCCCGCCCGCGCCGAAGATGCTGCCACCCGCCATGTTCAGCGCCGACCCAGCGAGGTTGCCAACCCCACCGCTGCCGCCTTGCCCGGCCATGGCAGAGCCGGCCGCAAAAATCCCGCCAGTCGCCCCCATGCTCGCGCCGATGTTGATGATCCATCGCTTGACGGTCATCTGGTAGAGCATGTCAAGCAGGGCCGCTTTCAGCGTCTGCCCGAGGCGCTTGAAGGTGCCTGCTCCGTCTTCAAAGATATTGACAAACGTGTCGTGTGCGGTGCGATCGATGCTCACCCAGGTGTCGGTGATTTCTTGCTGGGCTGCGACGTACTGCTCCTTGACGCCTTGATCTGACAGCAGGCCGTTGCGCTCTTTCAGCAACCGAATTTCTTCTTCAAGCGCGGCCTGCTCGCGGGTGTTGGTGTAGCCAGTCTGCAGGCGCGCGAGCTGCTGCTCTTTCTCGGCGATGGTGGCGCGGTTCAGTTCGATGGTGCGCTGGCGAATCTGCTGGTTCGTCAGGCCCATGGTTGCGATTTGCTCGCGCAGGTCGGCATTGCTCTTGGCGATCCCGTCAACGCGCGCGGCTTCTTCCTTGGCGACGGCTTGGAGGGCGCTGCGGTATGCGTCGATGGACGCATTGACCTGCTTTTGCGCGTCGGCCTGCGCCTTGGTTTCGGCGGCAATGACGGGCTGCTTTTTGAGTAGTTCAGCCTGCGCCTTCGTCAGCCCGTCAACGTCCAGTTTCCCGCGCTTGAACATGTCGTTGTACTTTTCCCATTCCTTGTAAAAATCAGGGCTCAGGCCGGCCATCTTGGCAAGAGCGGCCATGTCTTCGGCCAACAGCTTTGCGGCGGCCCGCTGCGCCTTCATGCCTGCGGTGTTCTTCTCTGCGAACTTTTCGCGGATGCTGGCAATGCGCTGCTCCAATTCGGCCTGTCCAACGCCAGCCGCCGCCGCTTCATTTGTTGCTTTGGCAATTTCGCGCTCCATACGCGCGCGCTTGCTCAGATACTGCTCGCCGGCCTTGTCGAACTCGATTCGCGCGGCCAGTTGTTTGTTGCGCTCCGATTCGGCCTCGGCACCGCGACGAAGCATGCGCTCTTGCTCTGCCAGCAAGTCAATCTGCTTGCGCAGCCCTTCATTGCCCTTTTCCCATGCCGCCCTGATGCTGGGCATGTCGTTGATGGGGCCGCGCTGCATGCGCTGATCGAGCGTCTCGCGCAGGCTGGCGAGCTGGCTTGCGCCGGTTTCGGCGCGCCCAACATTTAGCATGGCGTCCCACGCCTTTTTTGCAGCGGAGGTGATGCCGCGCCATGCGCCCTCGATATAGCCGAGGTTTTGCTCAATCGTCTTGCTGCGCGACTCCATGGCCGTGTTGAGCGCGTCCATGGCCACCTTGGACGCATCGGCAGAGCGGCCCTGTTCATCGAGGGCTTTGATTTGCTTGTAGACGCTGTCAGTCAGGAAGTTCGTGCCCTCGTTGAGTTTGAGCACGGATGACAGAGGGTCTTTCTGCAAGCTGGCGAATTGCTCGGCCGTATTGGCGACAGATTGGCCGGTGGCCTTCTCCCACTCGATCGCCGTTTGCGCGTACTTTTCCAGCATCGCGCCGCCGCGCACGCCCTCGGCAACGAACGCGGCGAGTGTTTCGGCGGCCTTCGATTGCGTTCCGGCAACCGATGAAATGGCGCGGGCGTATTGCCCGAGCTGTCCAGCGGTCACGCCGCTGGCGTTGCCGGTCGTGACGATGGATTTGACGAACGCATCCTGCTCCTTGCTGCCCTGGTTATAGGCAAGCGCAATTGCACCCACCGCAGCAGCGGCGATGGTGAACGGGTTAATGAGGCCCAGCACGTAACCACCCAACGCGCGCGCGGCAGCGCCCGCGCCACCGAACATGTCGCGCAACTGCCCCCCTTGCTGCAAGAACACGGTCAGCGGCGCCTGGCCGCCCTGCAGGCTGGTGACAATGTCGGTGAACTGCGCAGGCACCCCACGCAATGCAGCGGCGGTCTGGGCTGCGCTGATGCCCATCTTGTCCAGCGTGCCCGACGCCGCCTGGTGCGCGGCCTCTACCTTGCGCAGTTCGGCCAGGTAGGGCTGAAATTTGCTGGCGTCAAGGCCCTTGTCTGCAAGCTTGAATTCAAGTTTCTCGCTGGCGGTCTTGCCAAACAGCTGAAGCTCTTGGGTCGATTTGCGGATTGAGTCGCGCATCCGCGCCTCGGCACGGGTGAACTTCTGCGCGCCCGCGTCGGCCTTGTCACCAATGCCATCAACCGCGCGCCCGGCCTGACCTGCTGATTGGCCAATCTCTGCGGCCATCGATTCGGCTTTGCTGCCGACACGATCAAGCGCACTTTCTGCCTGGCTCGCATCAACAACAACCTCGCCTTGAATCTTTAAATCGGCCACTAGGTCAATCCTTTTTGTTCAGCTCACTCAGTGCGCCGTACTCGATCTCGCGCAACGCGTCGAACAGCTCGCGCCAGTCTTGCGGGCTGTCTGCCTCGCGGTCGAGAAGCGGGTAGGCGGCCTCGTAGCGCAGGCCGACATAACCGCCGAATCCGACGTTCCACTGCGTGGTGAGTTGCGCGAACAGCCCAAACGCGCGCGCGTTTTCGGGCCAGATTTCAAACATCGCATCGCCGCCCGCGCGAACGATGGCGGCGATGAATACATTGGCTTTGTCCTTGTCGCTGGCGCCGCGTTGATAAAACGCTGCGCCAGCGCCAATTAGTTTCCCGAGCGGCCCTCGGTGATCGCAAGCCGGTAGGCGTCGATCAACGCCAGCGCGGCGCCGGGGTACTCGTTGCACATCTGCTGTACGGCGTCCTTGCTGAATTCGACGTCCAGATTCCAATCTTCCATGACTTTCATCAGGTACTCGGCATTGGTGTCCACCGTCTTTTCGAGCGCCTCTTTCAGCGACAGCTTCACGTCTTCGTCGCCCTGGCCTTTGGCAGCCACGCCAGCGCCTTCAAGCAATTCATCAACGAACGCCCCGAACTCGGTACGAGTGCGGTAGACAAACGTTGCCTCTACGGCGCCCTTGCCGCCTTCGGGCAGGTCAAAGCTGACGGCTCGTTTGAAGTTTTTCGGGCGCTTGCCCAGCACGATCTTTGCCATTTCTTGTTTCCTTTCGCGGGGGGTTAAAAACGCCCGTGCCCGACGCCGCCGCTCCCCGCGAAGGAAGCGAACGGCGCCGGGTCGGTGCGCGGGATGACGCTTTAGGCGTCGTAGGACATGGTGCGGCCCAGGAACGTCAGGGCCGCGTCAACGGTGTTGACCTGGTTGTTGTTCAGCTTGGGGAACTCGCTGACGGTCAGGTAGCCCCAGCCGTACTGGGTGGAACCACCTGAAAGCACTTGCTTGAACGCAACTTTCGACAGAGAACGCGAAATGCCAACCATGCTTTTGTAGGAGGCATTTGTTGCATCGAAGCCCAGAGACAACGTGATGCTGGTGGCGTTGAAGCCGGTCGGGATGCGGATGCCGTTGCGCTTTGCAAGCGGATTGACGTCGGTGAATCGCGCATCACCACCGCTGGCGCTGATCGTCAGCACTTGCGGGATGGCCGTCCATGCGGACAGTTTTTGCGCCGAGCCGCCGCCGGAGCCGGTGGGGAAAAACGACGTGTTGGTCGTATCGAGGCCAAGAATCTTGAAGCTGTTGGCGTCAACAGCCTCGATCTTGTAAACCGAATCGGTCGCGTCTTCCCAGCCGCTGGAAAGCATGATCTCGTCGCCAGTCGTGTAGCCGTGCCCGGTGCAGGTTGCAACGGCCGGATTGGCGTTGGTGATCGCGGTAACAGTTTTGGCCGAGGCCAGCGTGTTCGAGAACTGCTGGGAACTGCCTTCAGGCAAGCTGTATGCCATGGTGGTTTCCTTTCAAGGCCCGCAAGGGCACAAAAAAACCCGCTTCGATCAATCTCTGCGGGCGGTGGTGGGAGCCCTTTGCGGGCACAAAAAAACCGCCCGAAGGCGGTTCAGTTGCTCATTGCGCCCGATCTAGCGGGCGCTCCAAATTGAATAGCGCTGGATCGCGCCGTACAGTCCGGTGTCTTCTTCGTGGACAGATGCCGGCTCGCCTTCAGGCGTGGCGACGAATGCTGGTGATGCGGTAATGGCCGACTCGATGGCGCGGGCCAGCGTGTTTGCTTCTTTGCGGGTGGCTGACCAGACGTTGATCTGCATCAGCGTGTTGCGCTTGTCGATGGGCGTGTTGTCAAGCGTGTAGCGTGACTCCCCGCCCAGGCTCTGCCATGTGACGTAAGGCGGCGCAATGTCCTGCGGCGCAATGTCCGGGTACGTCTGCGCGCACTGCGTTTTGAGCAGGGCAACAAGATCAACTTCCATTGCTGACCTCTTGCAAATACCGCTCCTTGATCGCCTGGCGAACCTGCGTCCTTGTCTCTGTCACGGCCTTGCCGATGAATGAGCGCGCTGGTGATTTGCTGGTGCCAAATTCGACCATCGCGCCGTATGGGGCCTTGTCTGCATTCCAGCTGATGTGATAGGTGCTCACATCTTTATAGCTGTTGTCCTTGCTGAAAACCTGATAGATCGAGTCGCGCAAGTTGCCCGGTGCATAAGGCCCATAGACCTTGTGCGTGCCGTAAAACTTGTGCGGCTTCTTGGACACGGGCGCGTTCAGCCGCGCCGCGTCATAGATGATCTGTGCACCGGCCTGCGCCGCTGGCCGCGTTGCTTTTTGCAGCTCGTTCGTGGTCGCTTGCAATTGCTCTTTGAACTGCGCGACGTTCATGTTGATGCGCATGCCCATCAAATACGCTCCACACAATCAAACACCAGCCAGCGGCCGGCTTCGTCGGGGTTGCGGGGCAGGCCGACGATGCCGAAGGTGCGGGTGCCGTAGACGATGCGCCAGGCGCCGGTGGCGGCGGCAAGCGATGGCGCGTAGCGCACGGTGATGACGTGCGTCTGACCGCTTTGCATTTGCGATGCCGCAAGGCGCTCACTGCTGCCCGTGGGGCGGATGGCGGCGAACACCGTTGCCACGTCTGCAAAGCCACCGGGCACGGGCTGGCCGTAGTCATCAACGGCGTTGCCGGGCTTTTGCAGCGTGATGCGCTTGGTGAGGGTGCCGGCTTGCATCAATACACCTTGAACCGGTCAAGCAGCGAATCAGCGAAACGGTCAGACAGCGCGGCCACAGACACGCCGGCTTGCACGCTCTCGCGGTTGGCGTACAGCGTCCCAATGGTCAGCAGCAGCCACGCCTTGATGCCGTAGGGCACGGCGGCTTGCTGGGCGGCTTCATTGCCTGCGCTGTAGCCTGCGGTGTAGCTGATCCACACCGAACCAGATCCGCCGCGCACGGCGGGCCATTCTTGGCCTGGCACGAGACAAATCTTGTCGCCAGCCAGTTCATAGACCGAACTCGCCAGCGTCTGCGTGGCGCCGTCTGCGTCCTTGTATTGCACCGCCTGCACCGCCTGCACCTGGGGCCATGGCAGCGCGATTTCGTCGGCGAAGTCGTCAACTGTCAGCTTCCACGCCTGGGCCATGAGGCTGCGTCCGGTGATCTGCTGGCAGGTGTCAACGGCGGCGCCGATGAACGCCGCAATAAGCGCATCCTCGTCCGTGCCGTCAACGCGCAGGTGCAACTTTGCCTCTGCGGTCGTCAACGGCAGGTAGGCCGGTGGGGTGGTTTGGGTGACGATCATGGTGTCCTTTTGATCTGCAAAGCGCCCTCCGAAGAAGGCGCTTCACGCATCAGACGGCGCCAGCCAGGGCCAGGTGGCCCTTGACGATCACCGCGCCAGCGGCAATCGAGGTGCCGCCGTTCTTCGTGATGACCACGCGCACGTAGCGCTTTCCGCCGCGATAACCGACCGCATACGAGGTGTCAGCGGCCAGGGTGGCGGGGAATGCGCCCAGCAGATCGTCGCCACTGGCTGCGGCGTCTCCCGTCAGGTCAGACGCATCGCCGTGGCGCAGGCTGATGGTGTAGTCACCCGCGCCAGCGATGGCGCCGGTGTTAATGATGACCGTGGCAGAACCGGCGCCCTGCAGGTCGATGATGGCTGCATCGGCCTTGGTGGCAGAGTGCACGGCGGGGGACAGGGCGAGAACCGCCGCGATGTTGTTTTTCAAGTCGGACATGGTTGTGACCTTTCAGGAAATAAAAAAGGCCCCGAAGGGCCTGTTGAAACAGAGCTATGTGGCGGTCAAGCTGAGAATTTCAGGAACTTAACCGATTCGAAATTGACCGCTCCAGCTCCAGTCCGCTTCGTGGAGTAGAAGCGGATGTAAGGCTTGGCGGTGTAGGGGTCGCGCAGGGTACGCACACCGATGCGATCCACAATGGTGTAAGCCTCGCGGAAGTCGCCGAAGGCCAGCGACAGCGAACCCGTATTCAGGCCGGGCATGAACTGGTCGATGCGCACGGGGTAGCCGTTCAAGCGGTCGGGCTGCCCGGCCTGATTGGACGGCTCCCACAGGTAGCGGTCGTTGGTGGCTTCCTTCAGCTTGCGCATCTTGGTGCGCACCTCGCGGCGCATCACGAACTGGGCGTTCTGCAGGTACTGGTCCTTGAACGCGCCCTGCAAGTCCTGGATCGGGTCGAGCTTCGTGGTGTGGAAGTCGCCATTGGCGCCGGTAATGACGTGCTCGAAGGTGCCCCATGCGCGCGAGCCGTCGCCGGTCGCGGCGGTGGGGTACGCGGCCAGGCCGCGCGGTTGGCCGACGCCGTTGCCGTTCCAGAAGGCGTTACCTTCGACGCGGGCGAACTTGTCCGCCACCTTGTCGGCCAGCCAGGCTTCCACATCGGTAGCAGCGTCGTCGATCAGCTTCTGCGTGACCTTCGGCTGGGCGTACATCTCATGGGCCTCAATGCGGTACTTGCCGACCTGTGGGGTGTCGGTGTCGTTGCGAGCGCCCATTTCGGACACCCAGCCAGCATCGGCCTCGTCGTTGTCAACGATGCCTTCCAGGGCGTCGGTGCTGATGGTCAGCACGTTGGCCAGTTGGCGCATGGTGGATTGCTCATACACCTTCTTGATCATGCGGCCAACGGTGGGCGTAGGCAGCAGGTAGCCGCCATCAGGATCAGAACCGGCAGACAGAGCCTTGCGCTCGGCTGGGTTCAGGCGCTCGATGTCGCCATGGCGCACCAGCGAGTAAAAGGCGCTCTTGTATTCCGTGTAGGTGTCAACGGACACTTCAGCGGGGATGCTGCGGCCCTTGGATTGGAAGTCGGCGCGGAGCATGGCGTTCCAGCTCTTGCATTCGGCCTCCACGCTGCCATCGCCCTTGGCACCCGCGCCGGGGCGCTGCGATTCAAGGATGAACTTGTCAAAATCGGCCTTCAGGTCGGCCAACTTGTCCATTTCGTCACTGACTTTGGACAGCTTGACTTCGAGGTCTGCCACGGCCTTGCCTTCGGCCTTGGCTTTGATCAGTTCGTCGTTGGTTTTCTTGTGCTCTTCCCAGGCTTTGCCTTGGGCTTCAATCAGAGACTTGATTTCGAGGATGTCGGACATGGTTTGCCTTTCTTTGGGCGTAAAAAAACCGCCTCTAGGGCGGTCTGGTTCTTGGTGGCGGGCGCCTATACGGGGGCTTTTCGCTGCTTGATGGCAGTGATCAGGCTTTGCATATCGTCTTCACCCGCATCACGCGGCCCAAGACTTTTCACGCGGCTGATAAAGGCCACGGCTTCGGTGCGAGACATTCCGTTATCTCTCAGGAATCTCTCGGCATCACGAATGGTTTCAAGCTCTTCAATCGAGCTTTTGACTGAACTGATGCGGCTTGCGTCATTCATCGGGAAGGTAACGAGGCTCAGTTCCAGCAGGTCGAGCCGCTTCAACGTGCGAATGCCGGTGATGCGGTCGTAGCTGTCTTCCTTGGCGCGGTATCCGATGCTCATGCCAGACAATGCGCCCATCTTCATCAGCTCGTAAGCCTCTGCCCCGCGTGCTGTTTTAAGCGCCAGCTTGCCGGAGAATTTTAGCCCTACGTTGTCCTCTTTCATGTCTGTATAGACACCAATCGGCTCATCACGGCGGTGCTGCCAAAGCATCGCGGGCATGCGTCCGATGGCTTTTTGGCTGCTCAAGGTTTCTGTGAATGCACCGGGAACGATGATGTCGTTGCCGCCGTCCTTGATGTTGAAAACCGAGCCGTAACCCTCGAAAGTGCCATCGTCTTTTGAGGCTTTCAGCTCAAAGGAAAAGTCAATGGTTGCCATATGGCTCCTTACAGTAAAAGTAGTAGCAGGCTGTCGTCTTCGCGTAGCTGCCTGCTGTTGTCTGCCATTGGGATAGGCTGTGCGTAAAAGCGCGGCTTACCGACTGGTTTTCCTGCGGCGCTGGTCGAGGTCAAGCTGCCAAGCGCTATAAAAGTCATGCTGGCGCTGCCATACATTGCATTGGGGTCGCTGATTCGATCCCATGTTTGCGCCCAACTGTTGCCCCAGCCGTTGAAACTTGATGTCACTGCGGCCCCCATTCCGTGCCTGGTTGGCCGTCTCCCGTTACCGCTACGTCATTGACCAACTTGATGTTCACCCCCGGTGGGCTGGCGTTCATCGCGGCCAAGATGGCGGCAGTGGTCAAGGTGGCCGTGTCCACAGTCGATCCAGACATTGAGCCAATCGCATACGGCACCAGCGCCCCCGTAATCGTGAAGCTGGCCGCACCCGTGCCGCTTGCCTCTGCGCCCAGCGGTGGCGTGTTCGTGCTCAGCGTGAACGATGCTTCGCCGATGCCATTGAGCGAAGCCGTCAGCAGCGCATTGGCGAACGTGAAAGCCAGCGATGCAACGCCCGAGCCGGACGAAATAAGCTGCCCCGCCGCATCCGACCCCGTGAACGTCAGGGTGCTGGTGCCTGTCGTGGTAACACCTCCCACCATGCTTGCAGTCGGCGACAGGCTAAGCGCGGTCACGTTGCGGCTGCTCATGCCGCCTGCTGTCTTGGGCAGCACCCAAGCGCTGGGGCTCAAGTGCCCATCAGGTGTGGCGCTCTTAGCGTAGAACGATTGGTAGGCGTTGCGCTGCATCCCGTGATTGTTGAAGGCCGAGCGCATGATGCCCGGCCCGCCGTTCAGGAAACGACCCGGCGACTTGTGCAGGACGGATCGGTTGCCGTGCAGGGCCATTTCAGGTCCAGCCAAATTCCAGATGGCCGCTCAGGGGTGATGCCACTGGGGTTGCCGCACCGGCCAGCATCAGCCAGGCCAGGCAGGCGCCGTCGTAAATCTTGGGCATCGATGCGAACTGGTTGACCAGATCGCGCTCAGCGGTCACGCCCAGCGTGGTAATTGGCAGCGTAAGCAGAGGCTTGCACAGCACCAGATTCAGCACGCCAGACAGGTAGGACGCAGAGATGGTCACGGTCTGCACAGAGCGGATGCCTGCATCGCCAGCCTGCAACGGCATGAATGGGCCGAACTTACCAGCACCAGTACCGGAGTAAACGATGCTGGTGACTGCTGCCGCCGTGTTGCCGATTGGCAGTGTTGCGGGAGTGGCACGCGATGCAGTGCCAACGCTGTTGGTGTAGCCGATCGACAAGTTTGGTGTGGCCGCGCCCATCACAGTGGAAGGTGTCAGGAATGCCTGAACACCAGCGCCGTCTGTGTAGCGCGGCAGCGTTACCGTGTTGTTCAGCGTCTGTGCCGTGGTAGTCGTGACCGATGTGATTGGATAGAACCCGAGCAAATCCACCAGCATCAGCACACAGGGCGCGGTGGTCGCGGCTGCGGTCTGCGCGGCAGCGTTCAGCAACACCTTAAAGCCACCCACATTGCCGCCGTGCGGGATGCCCGTGGCGTTGGTGGTGACATCCGTCAGGGCCTGAAATGCCAGGTTGGTGCCCGTACCCAGGATGGTGTCAGCACCGGGGTTGCCGCCGCCACGGAACAGGCTGTACCACGCGCCAGCCGTGTGCGCGGTGGTGGCAAAGGTACTCTTTTGCCAGTCGGTGCGGTAGCCACGGCCTGAGACGGTCAGGCTGTTGATGATGTCGTCTTGCGAGGTAAAGCCAGCCATGTCAGTTCCAGGTTGTTTCGATGACGCCGTGGATCGGCGCGCCCGATAGCGTCCCGTTCGGCAAGGCGATCAGGTTGAGGTAGGCGTCGTCTTTGATCTCGGGCATCGAGGCCATGTCAGTGAAGTAGTCCACTTCGGTCGGGGCATCGATGCCGAACAGGGCGAACGTCGCCAGCGGCTTGACCAGCACCAGAGCGAACAAGCCCACATCACCCGCACCTCCGATGGTCACGGACTCCACCGAGCGAACCCCGCTATCCCCCGCTTGCAGGCTCAGGAATGGCCCGTTGTTGGGGTAGCTGCCGTTGGCCTGCATGCTGTGCAAAATCGTGCCGTTGACGAACTGCGTGGACATGACATGGCTCTTCGATATGCGCCCTGCCACACCGTCCTGGTTGGTGTAATTCACTGTGAACGGCTGCCCGCCCGTCTGCCCGGCGACAACCACGGGCATCAGTTGCACGCCTGCGCCATCGGCATACCGTGTCGGCGCGGTGGTGTTGTCCATGAACTGCTCATCCAGCACGCTCTCGTCAATGAAGCCGTAGAAGCCGATGTAGTCCAACAGATTGCAGCTCAATGGTGTTGCCGTCGCTGTGGGCGTCATCGCCATCAGCTTGCGCAAGAACTTCTTTTGGCCTTGCGCGTTGACATTCCCACCGTGGCGAATGCCGCCGTCCGTGCTCTGCTTCAAGGGCACGAACACGCCAGGCGAGCCAATGTAGTAATTGGGGGCCGGGTTGCCAGGGCTCATGGAGAGATCGAACCACACCCCCGCCGCCGTGGTCTGCGTGGCCTGCTTGCGAAAACTCGCGTACAGGTAGCGGCCCGCGTCTTGCGCGTCGGACAGCTCACGAAGATTGCGGAAGCCGCTCATTCAGGCTCCGTTTCTTCAGTGATTTCCGCGTCACACATGCACGCCACCGCCTCACGCCCGTTGGCTTGATGGTCTATGCGCACCAGCAGGCCGCAAGCAGTGCAGGTGTAGCGGTAGATCATGGTCAGTCCGCAGAGATGCTCAAAGCGCCAGGGGCAAACTGCGGCTGGATGCCAGAACTCACATTCAGCGTCGCAGACAAGGCCCCGGAAATCATCATGGCCACAGCGCCAGAAGCGGTGTCCACCACGGCAAAGTGCGTCAGGGCGTTGGTGCCCGCCGTACACGCGCCGAACTGAACCAGGTTGGCATTGGTGAACGGGCTTGACACCCCCGTCCAGGCGGTCGCCTTGGTCAGCGCCACTCGGGCATACCCGGTGTAGCTGGCCTCGGCTGCCAGGCTCCCGGCTTCACCCGGGTCAGCCGTGAAAAGCGCGAGGTACTGGGTAGCGCCCGCACGGTATGCAGGGTCGATGCCGCGCAGGAACACGTCAAGTGCTGCGGCTTCGGTGATGTTGGATAGAGACATTAGGCGTCCTGTTCGATTTGTGTCGCGGTAAGGATGTTCCCGTCGCGGTCGCGGGTGACTGTCGTGTCTGTCTTGCGGGTCGGCAGGCTAACAATGATGTTCGGGGTAGGCATAACAGCCTCAAAACTCACGTTTGGCGCTGCAATATCAACCTTCACATCTGCCGGGGCCACGTTTATGACCGGGGGCTGCACTTCTGGCAGGTTGACGGTCACTTGTGATGGCTCTTGTTTGGCCGCTTCGTTGTAAATCTTGACCAAGTTTTCAGGCAGATGGATGTGCGTATCGCCTGTTTTTACCTCTGTATTTGGGGGTAAAACAGGCTGTTTTGGGGCCAAAAGGGACATATTTACCAGGGTTTTCACCTCTGAAATGTCTTGAATTGCCCTTTCTACCTGGGCCTCTTGCTTTGCGTTTTGCGCATCCTGAGCGGATGTGTCTACCGGCTCAGGCGCGGCCGTGCTTCCAAGGGGTAACAGCGCTGCGTCGCCGCCCATGGGGTTCAGTTCTTCCAGGGCGCGCACCTCGTCCTGTGTCATCCAGGCCGGAGAGCCGCCTGAACCAAGCGCCTTGGCGAAATACTCCCTGCGGTCCTTGTGCGAGCCGCGCATCAGACCGGCGGCGTTGAACTTGACGAAGTAGCCTTCGGCCACTTCCTTGTCGGTCAGCAGGTGGCACTCTGCAGATTGCTCGATGCGCTCATACCAGGGGCTGAGCGTGTGCACCACATGCGCCAGGAACATTTGCTCTGCACTGGCGTAGGTTGCAGCCTTGTCGCTGTACCCGGCCATGATGGGCATGACGCGAAACGCGCGGCAAATTTCCTCGATCTGGTGCTTTCTGGTTTCCAGCAACTGCGCGTCGATGCCCGTCATGCTCTGCGGGTGGAATTTGGCATTCCTGTCCAGCAGCTTTGTTTTGCCTAGGTTCGCTGCGCCGTCAAACTCCTTGTCCAGCCACGCGCGCATGGCCTTGTACTGTTCCGCGTTCAGCGTGCCTTCCACCGAGTAGGTGCCGGAGATTGCCGCGCCGTTTTT